TTAAATCTCCGTATGAGAGCTAAGACATTGCATAATCAGATTATAATTATGTATAACCCAGTATCACCACAAAATTGGGTATTCGATAGGTTTCATAAATATCCACTCGATATTACTATTTATATGTTGCTAAAAACAACTTATAAGGACAATAAATTTTTAGATGAACAATACATCAAATCAATTGAGAGAATGACAGGTATATATTGGGAAATATACGGTTTAGGTAATTTTTGTGGTGGGGAAAGGACCGGATTTCCTGAATTTAGCAAAGAAGTACATGTTTGCACTCCATTTGAAATACCTTTTCACTGGAAAAAATGGACATCTATAGACAATGGATATACGGATCCATTTGCAGTATATTGGTATGCACTAGGAGAAGATGGTATAGTTTATGTATATCGAGAATATACAAGAATAAAAGAGGAAGCTAAGATATTATATTCCGAGCAAGCTAAAGGAATAATTTTTAGACAGAAAAATGAAAAAATAATAACTAACGTGGTGGGACATGATGCTTATTCTGTTAATAATCAAGGTGCAGGCAATACTAAATCATTGATAAGCTATTATAATGATGGTGGCTTATACAATTTTACAAAAGCTTGCACAGATAGAAAGTTAGGTAAAACTACAGTGCATGAATATTTAAAGAATAATAAAATAAAAATATTTGATACTTGTACTCAATTAATAGAAACATTACCACTATTACTTACGGAAGAAAAAAATAATGAGGTTATTGAGGATTGTAAGATTGATCATTGGTATGATTCACTTAGATATGGATTATTATATTGCCATGCCGTGAAGTCTATGCCTGGAAGTAATATAGATGAAACTAAAAAACTATCAGCACTCCTTGAGGAAAGAAAACAATTACAACGTCGTAGAAAAATGTATGGAGGTCGATAAAATGCCACTTAAAAAAGGTAAAAAAAATATAGGTAAAAACATAACAGAATTGGAAGGCGCAAATTTAAGTAAACCTAATAATAAAAAAAGAAGTAGATCTCAAATTCTTGCAATTGCTTTAAATGTAGCAATTGGAAATAAAAAAGGTGGTGAGAAAAATAAAAAGAGCAAAAAAAATTCGCGAAGCTAGATATGATGAATTCGATATGTCAAGTAAGGAAAATCGTGAAGCTATTGTAAAAAGAGACTGGAATATAGCAAAAGAAACTAAGTCTAATACTACAGAAGAATTAAAAATACTTAATGATTATTATAATAGTCAACACCAAACAAAGTTGCAAATAGAATTAGAAAACCAAGCTAATGGCAATAATATTCATTATCCAGTATTGCCAGATTGTTTCAAAGTTGTTGAACAATCCATTGATAACAATGTTCCTGGATTTATGTTTTCTGGAAGAGACGTAGAAGACAATAAAACAGCAAAAGAGCGCGAAGACATGGTTAATTATGTTGTTTATAATAATAGCCTTGAATCTAAAATGCCAGAAAATGAACGAAATTTAGGCAAAAGTAAAAATGCTTTTTGGAAGGTATATTGGGATAAAAGTGCTAAATTTGGCGAAGACGAAGGAGATATAAAAATAAGCAATCCTTCTCCAGCAAATATATTCCCAGATCCATCGGCATATACAATTGATGATTGTGAATTTTTAATATATGCTTTTAGAATTCATAAGAAAAAAGCAAGAAGAATATTTGGGGAAATAATAGATGAATTGAATACTGATAATAAATATGATGAGACGGAAATATTTAATACTACTAATACATATGCTAATGACGGAACTATTTTATATGAACAGCATAATAATATTAATCATTCTTATGATCAAACATTGCAGGTTTTGGAATATTGGTTTAGACAGTATGAAGATGGTTCTAAAAATATTGATGGAATTAAATATAATTGGAAGGCCGGAGATGTTGCCTGTAGTATAGTGATAGATAACACAGAGGTTAAGTATATTCCTAATTACTGGGTTAATACAAAGATACAATGTTATCCATTTATAAAATATTGTAGAGTCCCAAACACGCAAAGTTTTTGGGATAAAAGCGACATAGAAATAATTATAGACATGGTAGAAGCCGGAGACAGAGAACTTAATTCAACTTTAATGAATAATCAGTTCCATTCAAATGATAATGTAGTCGTAGAAGAAGAAGCAATGGCTGACGGTTCAGAAATTTCAAACCATCCTGGAGATGTTTATGTTGTTCGTCAAGGAAAGTTGGGTGCAATTAAAAGATTAGGCGGTATTACTAATAGTAGTAATGAATTAAATGTGATAAATTGGATTCAGAATCAAATAGAGGAAATGACAGGAAACCAAGGCATTAATTCAGGAGAAAAGCCCCCGACAAATGTTACTACTTTCTCAGGGATGGCCTTACTAGCAGAGCAAGGCCAAAAAAGAATTGAAAATAAGAAAACAGATAGAAATGAAGGATTTAAAAAACTGTTTGAATTAATTGACTATCATGTTATGGAATTCTACCAGGAAGATAGATATATTACAATTAGAGGTAAAGATGGAAATAAAAAAATGTTTAATTTTAACTCAAATAATTATAAAATGATAAATGAGGAGAAGTTTAAAAAGGAAATTACTGAAAATATGACAGATGAAGAATATTACAATACTCGCGAAAAAAATACATATTATCCGAGAATGGATACTGAAATAATTTTAACTGATCCGGTGTCCCAGAGTAGGGCAATGACAATCCAAGCTACATCTGAGATAATGAAATCGCTTGATAACTTAACTCCAATTAAAGCTAAATTACTAAAATCACAAATAGAATTAATGGGTTTAAGTAATAAGGGTGAATTAATAGAAGCAATTGACGAAACATTAAAACAGCAAGAAGAACAATTAATGCAACAACAATCGCAGCAAAATACTAATCAAATGCAAAATAATATGATTAGGCCTGTTATTTAGTCGACGGACTTTAAACGGATATAATAGTCGACGGACTTTAAACGGATGGTTTTGTAATGAATATAGATGAAAATAATATTAATGACGAAAATATCCAAGAAGAAGATAATGGACAACAAGAGGTAAAAACATTTACTCAAGAAGAGGTTAATTTAATAGTTCAAGAAAGACTAAAAAGAGAATCTAAAAAATACGCCGACCATGAAGATTTATCTGAATTAGCAAATATATTAGATGATTTTGATTATGGTAATTTATCTCTTAAGGAAAAAAAAGAATTACTAAAACAGCAGGCTGATGAATACAAAAAATCAAAAATAAAACAAGAAGCTGATGAAAAAAATATACCGGAGGATATACTTGCTGAAATAAAAGAATTAAAAAGGATAACTGATAGTTATAAAGAAAAAGAAGAAAAAGAAAATATAAAATTGCAAGAAGAAGCAGCAGCAAAAGAAAAGTTGCAAAATGATATCAATGAATTTTATCAAAAATATCCTAAAATAGATCTTAACTCGTTAGCTACATCAGACGATAAATTCAAGAAATTCCTTAATAGAAGATCTAATAAAGGATTATCGCTAATTGAAGTCTATGAGGACTTTATTGATATATATGGAAATAATAGTAGTGAGGAAAAAGCTAAGATAAATAATCAAAGAGGAACTTTAGGTGGCGGGAATAATGTTGGTGCTTCAAACTTTCATGGATTAACACAAGCCCAAAGAAATCTGGCTGACGAAGCAGGAATGACATATGAAAGATATGCTGGAATTTTAAAAAAATGCTTATAAGGAGCTGATAGTAAAATGTTCGAATATTGCTACTCTTTAGTAGGGAATGAAGTGATTGTAAAAGAATTTGACATTGCAGATGCAACAGCAATATCAAAAGGTGAATTAGTTAGAATAACGGCTGGAAAAGTCGTTGCTGGTGGAAGTGATTATACAACCCCATATGCTGGCGTTACTGCAGAAAGTAAAGCAGCTAATGACGGAGTTACAAGGATAAAACTATATTGTTCTCCTTTTGCTATATTTGCAGTAAGCCCAATCAGAACTATAGTTAGTGCAACTCCATCTGCTACAGTTTGGACAGACTCAGTAAGATTGCTTAATACAACAGCTGATAAGGCTAATGGTGGTTACTTAAAAATAAAAGAAAAAGCTGTAAGTGCAACAGGAACTTTTTCAGTTAATGACATAATCGCAATTACAGATAGCGCAACAAACACTTTGACTGGAGTATTCGCAGGAAATACAACCGTAGGAGATAAAGCTGACTTATACCCTCCTGTTGGAGATGTTGGGGTTACCGCAAGTGCGACAAATGCATTAACTCTTACTTGGGCTGCTACAAGTGGAACTGCCCTAGAGGTAGTAGGGCATGATTTTGACCGTGAAAAAGTTCATGTAATGATTAAATTGCATCAATTTTCTAACTAATTTTATTTAATAATTTTGTAATAAATTTTAAACAAGAGGTGATTTTTTATGTTAACAACTGGTCAATGGGCATTGGATATGTATCCAATTGTTACCGAAAGATTTCAAGATAAATACGATAATGCTATTGCGAAATTAAAATCTACAATAGGATATCAAGTTTTGAAAAAAAATAGTGGAGTTTCTAAACAATTTGAGGGAATAGGCGGTTATGGACTATTATCCGAGTATGATGGAACAGTTACAGAACTTAATCAAAAAAGAGGATTTAAAACAGTCTATACACCAAAGGAAAAAGCTGGTAAGGTAATAGTTCAAAAGAAATATGCTATTACTGATCAATCAGGCGAAGCCTTAAAAGTTTCTACTAAACTTAGCTTGGCAGCGACAAGAACAATGATAAAAGATTTTTACAACTTATTTTCCCAAGGGTGGAATTCTAGTTATGTCGGATCAGATAGCCAACCTTTATTCAGTTCAGCACATCCAATCAATAACGAGTCAGGAGCAGAAACATTTAATAATACTAGTACAGAAGAATTAAGTGTTGAAGCAATAACAACTAGCGAATCGAGGGCGCAAAGATTCAAAA